AAAACAGCAGCTTAGGAGACAATTTTTATGGCATCAACTTATACAGGTTTAGGGGTCCAATTAATGGAAACTGGCGAAAAGGCCGGTACATGGGGAACTCTAACTAATACTAACTGGAATATCATAGAACAAATTTCGGGTGGATATGTTTCAATAGCCTGTAATACTACAGGAGCTACAACTCTAGCTGTATCAGATGGAGCAGCAACTGATGCTAACCAAGTAGGACATAGAGTTATAAATTTAACAGCAGCTCTTGCTGGAAATATAACCGTAACTATTCCTTTAGACGTTCAACAATTATATATAATTAAAAATGCTACAACTAATGCATATACCGTTCAATTCAAATACGTAAGCGGCTCAGGTTCTAGTGTTACCTGGGGAACTACAGATAAAGGAACTAAAATTATTTATGCAACTGCGAACGATGGTACTGATCCAGATATCGTTGATACTGGATTCTTGTCAAATGTCGTTGATGACACTTCACCGCAATTAGGCGGAAATTTAGATTGTAACGGAAACGATATAGTTTCAACTTCCGATGCCGATATTGACATCATTCCAAACGGAACAGGCGATGTTAATTTAGGAGCAGATACAGTTCAGGTTGGCGATAATGATGCCAACGCAACAATCACTACTCAAGGAACTGGAGATTTAATTTTAAATACCAACAACGGTACCAATGCAGGAAATATTACACTAGCTGACGGAGCGAATGGTAATATTACTATTACTCCAGATGGCACAGGTGTAGCGAAAGCTGTTGATGCTGGAGACAATACAGCGGCAATTAAAATCGCTGGAAAAGAAACAATTTGGATTCCGTCTTCTGCGATGTATGGTAGTGAAACAAACGGTGCTGATGCACAACAAGTAGAAACAACAGCAACGCAACCTGATATGAAGGTTTTAGATTTTGACGCAAGTACTATTGAATATGCACAGTTTGCTATTGCGATGCCAAAATCATGGAATTTAAGTACAGTAACTTTTCAAGCATTTTGGAGTCCAAGCAGCACAGATACAGGAAACGCTCTTATAGGTCTTCAAGGTGTTAGTGTTACGAATGATGGCTCATCAGATGTAGCTTTTTCAACAGCCGTAGATGTTACGGATGCAGGAACAGGTGCAGTTGAAGATGTCTTAGTCAGCAGTGAAAGTAGTGCAGTAACAATTGCAGGAACTCCGGCTGACGATGATTTAACATATTTTCAAGTCGCTAGAAACGCAACAAGTGGTAGTGACACCTTTACAGGTGACGTACGATTATTAGGAATTAAATTATTTTACACTACTGATATTGCAAACGACGCATAAATTTAATAGGAGGAAAGAAACATGTCTTTTGGATATCAAATTTTAGGTTTTGGATCAGGCGGCGGTGGCGGACCCCCTTATGATATTGAATTTTTATTAATCGCAGGAGGAGCTGGCGGTGGTAATGGTAAAAACGCCGGTAACTCAGAAGGTGGGGGCGGCGGCGGTGCCGGAGGATTTTATACCGACACTCATACCTTAGTTCCCTGGGGCTCAACTGTAACTTGCACAGTTGGTGATGGAGGTGCTGGTAATAACACAGCCAGCGCAAGCGGCACGGCAGGCTCTGATTCATCAATAGCAGTTCCAGATTTTACTACTTATACATCGACTGGCGGTGGCTATGGCGGCGGATTCAATACTGGCGGTGGCTCGGGTGGTTGTGGCGGAGGTGGCGGTGCTTATAATGGCGGCGCTGGTTCTGGAAACTCACCAAGTCTTTCACCAAGTCAAGGAAATAACGGTGGAACTGGTGGTCCTAATGGTCAAGCTGGAGGCGGCGGCGGTGCCGGCGGATCTGGCGGAAATACTCCTTCTGGTAGTGGTGGAAGTGGTAGAGCATCTACAATAACTGGTGGTTCTGTTACTTATGCTGGAGGCGGCGGTGGCGGAAGTCACAACTCATCACATGGTGGTGGCTCTGGCGGCGGCGGTGTTGGCGGTCAAGGAAAAACATCGATACATGTTGGTGGAGATGGAACTGATGCTTTAGGCGGCGGTGGGGGCGGAGGCTCTACACCTGATGTCAATAGTTCTGGAAGTGGTGATGGTGGAAAAGGTGTTGTTATATTAAAAGTCCCTGCAGCTAATTATACTGGCTCAACAACAGGTTCTCCTACAGTCACCGATAGTGGTGATTATAAAATAATTAAGTTTACAGGAGACGGGACGTACACAGCATAATGGCTTCTTTTGCAAAATTAGATTCAAATAATGTAGTTATTCAAGTTCATTCATTACACGATGATATAATAGACAATGTTAGTGGACTTGAAAAAGAAAGTAGTGGTGTTGACTTTTTAAATGATCTGCACCAAACAAACGATGTGTGGAAACAAACTTCCCGTTCGGATAGTTTTAGAAAACAATATGCAGGAATCGGTTACACTTATGATGCTGCAAAAGACATATTTATTGCATCACAACCTTATGATTCTTGGTCATTAGATTCTAATGACGATTGGGAACCCCCAATTGCATATCCATCTGTAAAAGATGATGGCGCAGACCCCGTTGTATGGGACTGGAATTATTATTGGGATGAAAATGCTTACCAAGCTGATAATACAAAAGGCTGGAAAGCTATAAAATTGAATATAGATAGTTCACCTCATTCTGATACAGCTACCTATGATTGGAATGGCACTGCTTGGGTGTCTTTTTAATAGTTTTTTTGTTACTATTGATATATAATAGAGACAATTGTTTATGAAAGAACACAAATTTCCATATGAAAGTTTTATAGGTGGTTGGTATATGCCCCCAATTCTCTGTAATAACATTATAGATTATTTTAATGAAAAGAAGAGAAACAATGTAACCTATCCCGGAGAAGTAAATAATTATGGAAAAGTTGAGGTTGCAAAAGAAATAAAAGAGAGTGAAGATTTAGAGATCCACCCGAATAATGGTGAAACACCTTTTCAAGAATACAGGGGTTGTTTACAAAAAAGTTTAGATAAATATTTAGAAAAATATATTATGTTAAACAAGGTATCACATTTTAATCTTAATGTAGGTTATAATATACAATACTATAAAAAAGGGGGCGGCTATAAAGTTTACCATTGTGAAAGAGGTGGTTATCCGTCTACCACAAAAAGAATTGTAGCCTTTCTAACATATTTAAATGATGTTGATGATGGAGGCACCGAATTTTATTATCAAAAAATAATATCGCCTGCTAAAAAAGGACTAACAGTACTTTTTCCACCAGATTGGACGCATGCACATAGGAGTCAAGTTAGTAATACAAAAGAAAAATATATAGTAACAGGGTGGTTTAATTTTGTTTAAAAACTATTAGAGAGTTGTATGAATACTCAACCCTTGATTGTAGATAGGTTCAAAAAATATTTAACAGATGTATCCTATCCAAAAGAGAAAGACAGTACTTGGAATATTGCGGGTGTTTTAAATAATTACTCTAATCAAAAATTTAAATTTGATGTTAGAGACCTGTTTCGATATAAAGAAAGCCAGGGCGCCCGATGGCAAAAATATGCCACCAGAGCAGACAAAGTCGTTCTTGAGGCAACCGATCGTTGGGTTATTATTGAAGTGGCAGAAATGAATAAATACGTTAAAAAACACAAATTAAAACAAGTCCGTCTTGAGGATTTGATGAAAGAGTTAGAATGGAGTATAGAAGTACCTAAAAGATAAAATAGAAAAAAGGAAGTATGCCTAATAAAACGAGAATTACTCAACATTTACAGTATCCTTTTTATCACACTATACTTTATGATTTTTTTGAAAAGAAGTCTTTAGAGAAAATTCTTCATGAACTTAAAAATTTAGATCAGCCAAAGCTTCATCCAGATGATTTACACCACACACGCCTATTAAAAGAATGCAAGACAGAAGCTATTTGCTTGGACGATATATATAGGAAAGATCGTTCAAAGAGTGAGATACTAAAAGCTACACACCAGCTAACACAGTTAAGACTTCATGAGCAGGGAGATTCAAATCCTTTCTTACGGTTTTTGCCTGGAACGAATGAGGATGTCACTTTTGTGCAGAGATATGGTGATGGCTCTAGTTATTTTCCTCATGAGGACGATGCTGTTTTAGTTTGTTTATGGGTGGTTAGGGCACAAGAGCACACTGGGGGTGAGACAGTATTTACTAAATATAATTATACACCACACCTTCCCCCTAATTCTTGTTTAATTTTTCCTTCATATGAATTACATCGGGTAAATGAGATTAGCTCTGAAATAAAAAATAAACCTGTAAGATATTCAATTAACAGAAGATTTTTTACTGCTTCAGGAAGAAGAAGCAATGAATGGATAAAACGTGAATTTAACTAATTATTATTGGTATTTCGCATCGGCCCTTTCCACTGAAGTTTGTGATAAAATTATAAAAGAAGGAACAGCAAAAAAGCCCCAGGTAGGAACTATACATACAATTGATACAAGCAGAAACATGGAAAAGGATCCTTTGAGTAAACAAGAGGTGCAAACATTAACACAAAAAAGAGATTCAGAAGTAGTTTTCTTTAGTAAAAGATGGGTTTACGATACCATTCAACCTTATGTTCGTATAGCAAATAAAAAAGCCGGTTGGAATTTTGAATGGGATTGGTCTGAGGCTGCTCAATTTACTATTTATACAAAAGGTATGCACTATAACTGGCACGTCGATAGCTTGCCTGAACCTTATACAGAAGAAGGTCCCCTTCAAGGTAAAATTAGAAAATTAACAAGTGTTGTGGTTTTATCAGACCCTAGCGAATATAAAGGGGGAGAATTAGAATTTCAATTTCAGACAGAAGACCCACAATTTAATAAACAAAGACAAATTAGAGTTGCAAAAGAAGTTGCTCCTAAAGGATCTATAATAGTATTTCCTAGTTTTGTCTGGCACCGAGTAAAACCTGTAACAAAAGGAGTACGTTATACTATGCCTACATGGCATTGTGGGTGGCCGTTTAAATAACACAGAAAAAATTATGTTTAAAGACCCTAATAAAAAATATGAAATTGTGCGACGCGCCATTCCTAGACAGTTGGCTAATTTTATTTATAATTATTTAATAAATCATCGAGAAGTTTCAGAGTTTTTAATAAAAAAAGGTGCTGTTAAAGATGGTAGTAAAGGAGGTTTTTGGGGAACTTGGGAGGATACTCAAGTGCCTAATACCTTCTGCAAGTATGGAGACATTGCTTTAGAAACCCTACAGATGAAACTATTACCCCTTATGCGTAAAATTACGGGACGAAATTTAGTTCCTTGTTATGCCTTTGCTAGGATTTATAAAAAAGGAGACGAGCTCGTTCGACATATTGATCGAGAAAGTTGTGAAACTTCTTGTACCCTCCATTTAGGGGGAGACCCCTGGAGAATTTTTATTGATCCATCAGGAGAGAGCGGTATTAAAAAAATCATTGGTCCAAACAAAGTTGTTCTTAAAAAGAACCCACCGAAAGGTATTTCCCTGGTCATGAAACCGGGAGATATGCTGGCTTATTGTGGACAGGTGATGGAGCACTGGAGAGAACCCTTTAAAGGAAACGTGCACGCTCAAACATTTATCCATTATAATGACCAAGATGGTCCCCACGGACGAAGCCATGTGTATGATGGCAGACCTATGATGGGCCTTCCTCTACTATTTTCCAAAGACAGTTGATTCTTGCCGCGATCTAGTATATTTTAACCGGAAACGGATTTCGTATGCTACATAAAATCAGACTAGTACCAGGATTAGATAAACAATCTTCCGACACAGGAGCAGAAGGTAAATGGGTTAATGCAGATTATACCCGTTTTCGTTATGGCTTTCCTGAAAAAATTGGGGGCTGGGAACAACTTCTTTCAGACAAACTTATAGGCGCGGGCCGTGATCAACACACCTGGGTCGATTTAGCAGGCAACAAGTATGCCGCTATTGGAACCAATAAATGTCTTTACATTTATTTTGAAGGGGCGGTCTATGACATCACTCCTTTAGATGCGACACGTCAGCAAACGAGTGCTACTTTCAGTATGACCGATACTTCAACCACGGTCACCATTACAACATCCTCGGCCCACGGAGCAGAAGCCGGAGATATTATTCTATTAGATGCTGTGACTGTTCCTACGGGAACAGGCTTTAGTGATTCCGATTTTGAAGATTTACTCTTTGAAGTGAGCGATGCACCGACTGCCACAACCCTCGAAGTCACGATGGGATCTGCAGCTAGCGGAACGGCTTCTGGCGGAACTACCACTGTTAATTTTTATTATAAAATTGGTCCCCTGATTCAAACATATGGCTATGGCTGGGGTACGAATACTTGGAGTGGTCAAACGCTTCCTCTTATTCAAACAACTTTAAACGGAGCATTACTGAATGATGCTTATGGAACCGGAGGATCTGGAACGGATATTGTTTTAACAGACACCACGGGTTTCACAAGCGCTGGTACGATTCTTGTTGAATCAGAACTTATTACCTATACCGGTATTACCAGCAACACCTTGAATGGAATTACACGAGGCACCA